AAGGAACTGTTGTCCTAGTCCTGCTTGTTGTGCCTGCTCTGCCTGAGCTTGTTGCATAGCACCTAGCATTGATCGTGTACGTGCTTCTTCTTGCGCTGTAGCCATAGCCAGCATTTCAGGAGTAGCACCACCGTAGGCTGCAGAACTTGTACCAAGTCTACCTTGTGCTGCTAAGCGCTCTTCTAGTGCTAAACGTTGACGCTGCTCTTCAGGACGCTGTGCTGCTCGCATACGCTCAAAGATAGCCTGCTCACGTGTTGTTGTAGGCATCTGTGCTTGTCCAAAGAAGTCACCTGCACCACCGAACAACTGTTGTTGCATCGCTTGCTCTTGAGGTGATAACGTCATACCTACTTCAAGACCGCCTGTAGTGGGTTGCGACATAGGAAAAGGCGTTGTTTGTGGCGCTTGTATTCCGGTTAACAACTGACCTGATAAAGGCGAGGGAGGCTGGTAACCAGAAGCCATTAGCTGTTGCTGAAACTGTCTTAACAACGCATCTTGCTTTGATGTGTCTGGAGCAGGACCGCCTACTTGGTATCCGGGGTCTCCGGGTTTAAATAGTTGATCCATACCCATACCCGGAGGCAACACCATTGAAGGTTGACCTACAGGCTGTGCCATAGGCTGTCCCATACTAGGCTGGCCACCCATACGCGCAGTAAACATAGCGCCGGTAGGAGTAGTAACCGTAAACGGCCTGAACTGTGACTCAGCTTGGCCACGTTCTGCAATCTCCATAGCTCCGGGAACACGTACACCACCTACGGTTGTTCCTAATATAGATTGTTCACCTATATCACTTAGCCTGTCGTAAGCTTCACGAGTTAGTAAAGTACCGGCAATACCGGGAATAGCTGGGGATAAAGCAGAGCCAATATCACCAAGCCCTCCAAGGATATTTTGAAAAATACCTCCACCACCAGCAACAGCATTAATAAGATCGTCAATGCTTTCTGATGAATATCGTGAATAGTCTACGTTGGGAGTGCCAATAGTTGCATTACCAAGCATTCCCATAATTTCGTTTGTGCCAATGGTAGCCATTGTTTACTCCTGTTAAAGTAGCTTGCCTATTAAAGCCATTACGTTAATTTCCTGTAGTGACAGTGGTGAACCATCTATCTCTGACTCTAAACCTACCTGTACACTTGTTCCATATCCGGTGGTATTAAGACTACGCTGGTTTGTTAGCTGACCACCTGTAAATTCTACTGTTGTATACTCACTTTCACCGTAAAACCCAGTAATCTGAGTACCTACCGTAAACTCTGTTGTCGCGTATGTTGTATCAAAATCATAAGCCCATTTCATAAATACGACTGAGTTGTTTGCACCAACCAGTGTAGGCTTTAACTTCTTCAAAATCTTAATACGTGCGCTGTCGCCAAACGTAAGACTAGGACTGTAGTACTTAAATCTGTAGCCTTCTCCGTTATCGCTGTAGCCGGTGTACGTACTGATACCGTTAACAGTACCAATATGTAACGTACCGTTATCTAAACGTGTATACGCTGTAAACTTAGTAGACGGCCATCGAGTAACACGGTATGATCCATTCTCTAACGTGCCTCGTACATCAAAACAATACGTTACGTCCTGACCTGTAAAGGTTAGTAGGTAGAAACCTTCTTCAGGACTGTAGACAGATCTAAAGAACTCAGTCTCGTTCTGCAACGCAGCAATAATGTCCTTGGTAATGTTACCGGACAGACTGCTAATTGGTAGAGACTTTTCTTGTATTGTCCGACCAAAGCTTTTAAGTCCAGTATGAGACAAGAACAACACGTCTGTACCCGTATACTGCACAGTGTCTCTATCAACACAACCAACACCCGCTACAGTATCTGCCAATGCCATTGTTGCTGGTGCTTCTGCTCCTTGATATGCAACAATGCTGTGCTTACCAAAGATAATCAACAGTCCGTTGTGTGCCGCTAACGCTACAATCTCATCATACCCATCAGGCCAGACCTTAGATATGTCTATTTTACCGCTAGTGCCTCCGGACCAGTCGTGACCAATTAACAAATCAGACCAGTAAACAGTAGACTTGTCTCCAGTAACGTCTGCTGTCCAGAGCCTTCCATAAGCCGCTAGGACTTCGTTACCGTACATGGCAGACGTGACACCAGCTGCACCAGAAACGCTGCTGAGCGTGATTACAGAGCCTCCTGCGTTGTCATACACAAGGGGTTGAAACCCACGTTGAAAAAAATAGATCTTGTCATTAAAGTCTACAAGCTTCCAGTTGTCTGCAGTGATGGTATAACTACCGGGAGTCTCGTCAACCAGTGTAGTCGTACCGCTTATAATTTTATTGTTACCTACAGAAAAGATCTTGGTGTTACCAGCGTTGTCCTTGAACTCTTTGATAGATCGTAACGAGTCAGTACCAAGAACAGTTTTGTTTGTAGTAACAACAGTGTGACCTTTACGTGCAGCAATACGTCCTCGCTTGTCAATCACAGCATTGTCTGCAATCTCAGCAAAAGACGGATCTTGAGCCAGCGGCGAGTCTTCGGTGTTAACACCTTTAAACGCCGGAGCTACAAGATTGATACTCTTAAGTTCTTGAGCCATATCAGATAGTCCTAAATACCATCTCTTCAGGATGCTTTGCTGCGTCAATAGCAATAGCGTCAGACAAGTACTGGTTAGCAATAGTGAAGTACTCAGCAGTAGATGTACCGCCTGTCTCACCACGTTCACGTGCCAGCAGTGCTACAGCAAGGTGTATTACTGGCTGTGCAGGAACAAGCAACTCATCAGTGTTAGTACTCAAATCTGCTTGTCGCTTAACAGTGTCTACACGAATACTGTACACAGCGTCTGGTGTTGGGCCTACAAGGATCTGTGTGTCACCACTAGAGTCTAGACCGTTATAGGTAAAGTACCGTGGTGTGCCTTCTGCTGCGCTGCTAATGTACAACTGCTCGTTAAACCAATCTTTAGTTTGATACTCCATAAAACAGTTATGAGTGTCGTTAAGCATTGACATAACTTTAATGTTATCGCCACCACCTGTCAGCGAGTATGTGTTATCTGACGCAGTAGTAGATATTGTTATAGTCTCACGCAACGCAGACCAATCAGCTGCCTGACCTACCAGCGTCTTAGCGTCATTAATAAAGTCACCTACCATTTTAACGTAGGTTGTACTGGTAACAGACGATGTTTCCTCTTCACGAAGTCTGCGTAGTACATTGTTCATAAGGTTAAGATATGTCATACAAGCATTCCCGACTGTCTACCAAAAAATTTATCAAGTTCTTCTACAGCATCTACTTGTTTTTGTGGAGTAAGTGCTATAGGCGTTAATGGTTGGAACGGACTAAGACCTTGAAGGAACGGATCAAACGGTATAGGATCTGGTTTAGCAAGTTGAGCAGCAAGCTGTTGTTGTTGCTGTCCAAGACTGCCTAAACCTAAACCTAAAGCTGTTCCAAGCATTCCTACTCCTTCGCCTAGTTGTCCTAAGCCTTGACCTACGCCACCTATTTGCTCTCCAAGACCAGCTACTTCAGACATTAACCCACCAAGCTGTCCTGATACAGCGCCAAATTGACTGGCTACGCTTTCTTCAAATGCTTGCTGTGCTTCTTGTTGACTAATCTGTCCCGTCTGTAACGCATTAATATCTACGTTTACATCAGAAAATAGCTGGTTAACAGTACCGCCAAACTCTGCAAATTGTTGACGAGTGTTTGCGTCAAGCTGGCTTACATCGCCTTGGACTGCAATTAATGACTGCTGTAAGTTTCTACGTTCTTCTGCAGCCTGTGCTGCTTTAACTGAAGCGTCTTCTTGATACTGAGCAAAAGCTTCGGCTTGACTAACTTGACCTTCTTGCAAGCCTTTAATATCTACGTTAACGCCAGCAAACAACTGATTAACGTCTTCACCAAACTCTTCAAACTGTTGACGTGTCTGTGCATCTAAACGATTAACATCACCACCTACTGCAATAAGGGCTTGTTGTAATGCTCTTCTTTCGTTTTCTGCTTGAGCTTGACCCGCTGCTACGTCTTCTGCTGTAGCAAAACCAGCGCTTGCTAACGCTCTGTCAATGTCGTCGGGAGTAGCAAAACCTGACCCTAATAAAGCATTTCTAATGTCGTCAGGAGTAGCAAAACCTGAATTAGCTAAAGCTGTAGCCATGTCATCAGGATTTACAAAACCAGCTCCCGCAATAGCGTCTGTTATATCTTTTGGTGTAGCAAAGCCTGCGTTTGATAGTGCATTTCCAAGCTGTTCTGGAGTAACATATCCTGCATTAGCTAAGGCTCGGCCAACGTCTTCTGGCGTAGTAAAACCGGCGCTTGCTATTGCATTAACAACGTCTGTTGGTGTTGCATAACCAGCCGCTGCTACTGCTGTGGCGACGTCTTCTGGTGTTGCGTACCCAGCTTGAGCAACCGCTGTAGCAATGTCTTCTGGTGTAGCAAAACCTGATGCTGCTAAAGCGTTACCTAGTTGCTCAGGAGTTACATACCCTGCGTTTGCCAAGGCATTAGCAACATCTTCCGGTGTGGTAAACCCGGCACTTGTTACTGCACGAGTAATGTCTTCAGGGGTAGCAAAGCCGGCTTGGGCAAGGGCAGTTCCAATATCTGCTGGTGTAGCGTAGCCAGCCTGAGCTACTGCATCAGCTACTTCTTCAGGTGTAGCAAACGGCGCATTTTCTAAAACACTTTCTACAACACCGCGAATAGCTTCTGGATCAGCGTCTCTACCGGGTTCACCTCTTGGACCTTGCTCACCTTGTTCACCACGCTGTCCGTCTACACCGTCCCTGCCGTCAACACCATCTCTACCATCTCTACCATCAGCACCATCTCTACCATCAGTACCATCTCTACCATCAGCACCATCAACACCATCAGCACCGTCAGTACCATCAACACCGTCTCTACCATCTTGACCATCAACACCGTCACGGCCCGGAGCTGGTGCTGGTGCTGGAGCTGGTGCTGGAGCTGGTGCTGGAGCTGGTGCTGGAGCTGGTGCTGGAGCTGGAGCTGGTGCTGGTGTTGGTGCTGGTTCGGGAAAATACTCAGGAAATATTTCTCTAACTACTCCAGTTTCTCCTTCCTGTCCTTCAGTAGGTTGTTGTTCAGTAGGCACTGGCGGCTGCTCTGGTTCAGGCGGAGGCTCAGGAACTACCTCTGGTTCAATTTCATACTCAAACGGATCTACTTCTACTTCTGTTTCAAGCGGAGTATCCGGTGTTGGTGCGGCCATAGAGCTTTCAAGAGTAGGGTTATTTACGTCTTGCCAGCCAGCTTCCATGTTTTCAAGTATTCTATTAGTCATAGAATCTTCAGGTGTTCCAGCGCCGTTAATAGTAACGTCAAGCCAGTTTGCATTATTTGTGTCTGTAGGAAGCCCTCCACCAGAAACTAAATGAGAATCTAGCCAGCTAATCTGTGCGTTGTTGTGCGTTAAGTCAGAAGCGCCTTGGTACTCAACAAGGTTTGTTCCGTCAGATACATACAAACGTCCATTTGAGCCTCTAATTAATGTGTACTCAATACCTGACTCATCTACGTGTTGAGTGTGATATGCCAAATAAGTATCGCCTACTTCCATAGGGCCATACTCGTAATCACCTGACCCGTCTAATGTTGTAACTACTGTAGATCCTTCTAGAATCTCAGCAACTCTATCTGCTGGGACGGCTTGATCATCAACATACATTATTGATTCCATTGGGCCATCGTCGGCAGTAGTGTCAGCAGTTAAGTCAGCCGTAGTATCTGCAAACTCTGAGTCTGTTTCATCTACTGTACTTGCTGTTACATCTACAGGCGGTGTTGCTGGGGCATAAGCTTCTTCATAAATAGACTGTAAGTTTCCTGCTAAAGCCTGCAGCTGATTAGCCATTGCTTCGTTTTGTTGTGCTGCTATAGCCTCGTTAACAGTGTTTCCCATGATTCTGTTAGTTTCTGCCATTGTGTCTTCATCAACAGCGGCAGCATATTCTGCGTATAGTTCTTCTAGCTTTTGTTGTTTTTCTTCAGAAATTCCTTGTTGACCAGCAAGATCAACAAACAAAAACTCAACAAATTCTTGAGCGCCAGTTAGTAGACCAGATGCAAGAACACCTTCTATGTCTAACTGACCATCAAATACCGCTTGACGGATAGCTGTTTGCCCCATTGCATTAAGAACATTGTCTAACTCTTCAATGCCAGTTATTTCTGAAATATCTAAACCGCCCATAGCTTCAGAAAGAGCGGGGCCAATAACTTCATTAAGAGCCTGACTAAATCCTGCAGTAGCCGCTGTTTGCAAAAGTTGATCAGGGTCGATAGAACCAGTCGTAATAGCTTGAGTAATAGCATTGCTTACAACAGAAGAACCAACAGTCCCTAATGATGGAGCAACAGCAGATACTGCCCCGCCAGTCATAATTCCCATTGCAGTTATGATGCTCATTTTCACATAGTCAACAAGACCTAACTGATCTTGTTTAACTGTCTTTACATAGGCAGAGCCGTTCCACTCGTACTTATCACCGTCGCTGTTGTAAATAGTAGAACCAACACCATACTTTTTTAACAATGCTTGATTAGCTTCGGAGTTAACCCAACGATCATAAGCAGATGACTGCTCTTGCATTTGTTGACCATAGGCTTCTGTGTAAGCATCCTGATCACTGTCGGAATATTGAGTAAGATCCTCGCCTTCAAGAATCATTAACTCATCTTCAGTTAATCCTCCAGTGTATTCATCCCAGTTACCAACATCGTAATCACCAGCTTGAATTAATTGTTCTCGCTCAGTCATGTAAGCAAGATAGTTATCAAAATCACCGAAGGCTCGTTTGAGCATCTGAGAGCCTTTAGCATTAAAGTACTCACGTAGCTCAGATTTTGTTACTTGTGTTGCGTCACCTCTTTTGTATAAAAAGTCAGGGCTTGCATCACCTAGCTCTGAGCCTTTAAAGAAAGTAAAAGTGGTAACACCTTCAGGTTCTGGAGATGGCGGTGGTGGAGGCGGTGGTAAAGGTGGCTCAACCTCAGCTTCTGGCAAAGATGGCGGTGGTGGAAAATCTACCTCTGAATAACCTTCTGGACTTGGCGCAGGTGCTGGTGGTTCAGCATTAGGGTCAAACGGTCCTGATTCACCGGGCTGTCTCTTTGTAGGGTCACTGCTAGGCGTGCCTACAGGACCAGTCGGAGCAGGCGCTGGTTGTTTAGTAGGAGCAGGCTTAGTAAGCATACCCGCAGGTGCAACTGGAGTAGACGTAATGGTTACTCCCGGTTGAGGGTTCTGCGCTAAAAACCTAGCTGCTGCATAAACACTAGGAAACTGTTGTGTGCCTACATAATATGCCATTTACTTTTCCCTCGATACGCCCTTGGTTTTTTCATAAGAGCGCATAGCGCCAAGACCAAGCATACCCATCAGTACAGGCATCATAGTCTCTAGGTCAATCAGTGGTATAGTGACTTCAATAGCCAACAGAGCCAGTACAAAGTTGGTAAACGGTATAACCATAAAGTTACCCATCATACCCAAGACACAACACCAGCCAACAGCAGGTCTCCAACCAGAGACAAACAAGGACTTGTGTGCTGCTTCTACTTTGTTAACCTCTAGCTGTGCCTTAGCAAGCTCCTGAGCGTGTCTCTGAGCCATTGTAGCAACTTCATGGGCCAACTTAGCCTTCTGGTCCTTGTCTTG